GTATCATTTCTTTTAACTCATCTGTTTCAAACACAACTGCCATTTTATTTTTAGATATAGCATCAATCACAGCCATGTTTCCTTTATCAGTCTCCATATCACTACGCATTTGGTATATGGTCATCAATTGCCTTGAATACATATCTGTAACAGGCTGAACGGATTTAATGGATTTAATTTCCTTTTCCAACTGGTTTTGAGCACTATTACCTTCTTGGAAGTTAAATGTGCAGTTGTAATATATATTGCTTTTATCTCCCTTATTGATGGCTCCGATTGTCGTAATCCCATTATTATCACCGGCTGTAACCAATGCGAGGTCTTTGAAATTTTTACATTCATTCAAATCTAAATCAGGCTTTAGCCCAACACCTTTCGTAAAGAAATCCAACACATTCTTGATGTAAGATGAAAATTCAAGAATGATGTTCATATTTTCTATAAACGGAAGTATTCCAGCTGATGCTATTTCACAAAGGATTATATCAATGCATCCTTCCTCTATCTTTTCTACATAAAGTTTGGATTTAGCAGCTTCTTTGCAATCCCCATTTTTCTTTGCAAATAAAGAAAAAAGATTTCCAATTGCATTCAAAGAAGTCACAAACTCTGATATTTCAATTGGCTTCGAATGCTCAATATGAAACAATATGGCATCCACGTTATTCTTTTGCTCCATCATCTTAACTCAATAAATACAATACAAAAATACAAATTTTAAATACTTGATCAGATCAATTATGTATGCTATAAATCATAATTCGGTAATTCCAACAATTCAAAGAGCGCTTCTAGGGACAAGAGCTATAGCATCTCCCACCCCGCAATAATATCACTCATCTCCGCCTCCCGTCCATTCTCCACCCGGCTCATACCTGCCACAATACGGATCATCTGCTCACGGTCGTTCACATTGATTGGATCATCAGCCGGAATTCCGGCATAGTCTGATACGGCCTTGATATAGGCTTCCGTATGGTTTTCTTTCTGTGGGGCCCAACGGGTAATCATCTTACGGATAGTGTCGAGCTTGTAATTTTTGAAGTAGTTAGACAATATTTTAAACATAGCCCGGTATCCGTAAGCCATTGTTGTAAATTGCTTAAACGACTTATCCTTGCTTGGTCTCACCTCGCCCTGAAATAAGTCGCCATTGATCCGGATATTTCCGGGATTGTTATTTCTAAGTCCTCTTGCTGTCATAATAAATTCCTCCATTATTTAATTACACATTAATCTGTCGATTTTACTAAAACTCGCTGGGTGGTTCACGATCTGAACATCCATGCTTGTTACACTTGCGAAATTCCAACGCGTTGTTCTTGATCATAAGCTCCGTATTCTTCTCGGTCAACTCCCGGACACGCCCTCGGTATTCGTCTATCTTTTCATACAGGGAATCAATTTTAGCATCCAGTTCGCCGACGCGACGTTCTTTCTTTTCGTATAGCTCTTTCCATTCAGCAGCATATTGCGTGATATTGTCCGCTTCCGCCTTTTTAGCTTCAGCAGCCGCCTTGCGCTTGTTATATTCCCGGTAGCCCCAGTAGCCGGCAACGGGGATCAGTACGGCGGTTACAAAGCCGCCTATCACGTTCGACAGGCGGCTAAGGGTTGTCAATAATTCTTCTTCCATATCTTTATATGCAAATTAATACACAGAGATAAACAGCCACCAATGAAGAAATCTCAATCCAAAACATCGGCTTACTTTGATAGAACTTATACCAGAATGTGCCTTCTTTTTCTTTGGCAATGTTTAATGCAGCATATCCAATATAGGTAAGCCATACAAATAACATAGGCCATAAGTTAAGTGACATCCAAATCTGAGAAAATAATATTGCCATCATTGCGCCAGCTATGTGTCCCCGGTATTGGAATTTATCCGCTTTGTAATCTGGGAAACACCCGACAACGATCATCCCGGCCAGCGCCAGGTAAGCGAGAAACTCCGTGCCCGGCTTACTGACCTCCAATATCACCGGCATTAACACCATAGGACAAGCCCACATTGTGAAGCGAAACCATCCTTTGTGTTCTATTGCGTAATAAGTTGCACTGATAGAGTAAGGTACACCTTTCGCCTTTATACAAACTGCTGCCGTATAAGCTGCGATAACCAAAAAAGAAATAATTAATAATAACATGATTTTCAAACTTTATTGTTTAACTTTGTTTCCGGAGACCCTCGGTCCCCTAATTTTCTTTTTTTACAGCCTCCAATCTGTGATAGCCTGGAGGCTGTTTTATTATTCTTTCGCCACCGAACATTTTATATCTCCATTTGTTTTAAAAGAAAATACCCAACCTGGGGTTGGCGATTATCAATATTTTTTCTGAATATACATTTGCTGTCTTTCTGCTGTGACAGCCCAAAGACAGTGTCACTAATTTATTAATACGGCCTTGCAGGCGGAATGAAGTTTGATGTCCAACGGGCAATATTACTGATGCGAAACTCGTCAATCATACCGTTCAGATACAATCCATAATCCCGATATTTTCCGATCATTAAAGAACTATAGTACCCTGAAACCATCGTTGATGTGAAACCAGACGCATACACTCCATTTACATACACTTTCCAATATCGAGATTGTGACCTGACGATCGCAAGATGAACCCACTGATCCCGTGGCATCGTAAAATAGCATATTGCATCCCCTCGGGTTCCACCATACTGCAATCCAAAGAAAATGCGTCCGTCAGATTCCTCCATTATATCAAAGCTGTAACTTCCACCACCATTGCCTTTTGACATTATACCGTTTCTCACACCACTTTTCAGTTTAATCCAAAAATCGACGGTATAGTTTGGATATAGGGACTCGTTTATGGCATTCGTTCCACTTACCTTTACATACCCGTTTCCTGAAAACGAAACGCAATTCTTGAATTTTCCCACTACATAGGACATATTACTACCAACATAAGGCTTGCCTGAGACTTCATCTTTCAATGATCCATCAAAATGTAGCAACAGCAAAGTATTCTTGTCTACTTTCTTCCGTCCCATCATCGATCTTATCATACCAACCTCCTTTCCGCCGAAAGTCGGTCAGATACTTGAGTTAAGAGGTGTTTACCCCCCCCCCATTAACATTTGTAAACAATTATTTCTCATGACTTTATCTCCTATTTTTTAGTCGTTAATATCCTGTTTCATCTTTTTCAACGGCAGATCATTCTTCGTAAGCCCAATAGCGGATCAGGACAGTGCCATCACCGCCGTTACCGTAAGTACCACAACCGCCACCACCGTAACCGCCACTTTTTCTATTGCCATTTCCAG